TGTGTTATAATGACCACATATGAAAACTAAGATGACAATCTTTAATAGTCTGTTTGACAACAAAACAGACAAACAGATGGAGTTCTCGGACTTTGGTGAGTTCGAGAATCTTCTGTATAAGTTGAGTGAGGTTCCTCGCGAGTCGAAGAGAGACTCGTATCTGATCTCACCGGCATGTTACCAAGAAGGCACCAATCGACGGTGTAATGATAACGTCTCTCACTGGTCATCATGGGCTGCAATGGACGTGGACGATCATGACTTTGACTCAGAGAATTTAGAGAATGAACTGGTTACTCGTTTTGGTCATTATAACTTCATATGTTACTCTACTGCCAGTAGCAGCAGGTCTCTACCGAAGTTCAGGATGGTCTTTCCACTATTGTCAACGGTTGAGTCTGATCGAATTAGGCATTTCTGGTACGCCCTCAACAGAGAACTCGGTGACATCGGAGATCCACAAACTAAAGATCTCTCTCGCATGTATTACATTCCTGCAATGTATGCTGGTACTCACAACTTTATTTTCAGTAATCACTCTGGTTCTGTTATTGATCCTCGCGTTCTTATGAGAAAACATGAGTACATCGAGACTCGCAGTACTGCAAAGAACTTCCTCGATCGTCTACCCAAGGCGATGCAGGAAGAGATCATTCGTCATCGCAAAGAATCGATGGAACGCAAGTCGACTGTTCGATGGTCAGGATATCGTGACTGTCCCTTCGTCAACAAAGGTCTGATCAAAGACTATAAATCAATTGCGCATGTTGACAACACGGGTCGATATGCGTTCATCTACAAGATCATGGTTTCTATCGCAACGAATGCAGTCAAGGACGGATACGCAATCAGTACAAATGAGATCGTTGATCTGATCCGAGAACTGGACATAGAGACGAGTCAGAGATATCAGAACCGTCGACTTGATATTGAAGCCGATCGCGCATTAGAATTTGCCTATAGGAATCTATAATATGAGTACATCAGAAGAAGTCAAAGCAGAGGCTGAGGTTTCACAAGAAACCAAAGAGAAGTATGAGGCCTCGACCATGTCGAAGGCGGGTAAACTCGCAATGGAACTCGCGGAGGAGAAACGCCGCCTTGTATCTGAACTGTCAGAGTTGCAGGAACAGTACGACTCTGCGAAACCCACAACTCCAGTCGGCACACCTGACTGGTATGTCAAATGGTCTGCCACTGTTCTTGCGGTCATCGGCGTGTTCATTATGTCTGCAGGATTCACAACAATTGGTCAGATACTATACGCATTGGCAGGCATCTGCTGGATCTTTGTCGGAATGCAATGGTCAGATCGTGCGATCATGATCGGCTCTGCAATCACAACGACCGCAGTCTGTATGAACTTGGTGCAGACATTTTTTTGATCGAAGTGATTTGAGATATGGTGATGAAAAATTATGAAGTAAAGTGCGTCGATCGAAAAGAGATAAAGGATTTCATCGAAAAAAATCACTATTCAAGAAGTGTAAATGGATTGAAAACCAGTTTTTGTTTTGGACTTTACGAAGAAGACATCTTGATTGGTGCTTGTTTGTTTGGACAATTATCAACAACTAGTTGGAAAAAATACTCTGATAAAGAAACCGACATTATTGAATTAAGGCGATTAGTACTAATTGATGAGACGCCAAGAAATACAGAATCTTGGTTTATTTCCAGATGCATAAAATACATTAAAAAGAATAGTGAATTTGTTACAATCGTCAGTTACGCTGATCCATACCACAACCACACGGGATACATTTATCAAGCTTCGAATTTCATTTATATCGGAACAACAAACAAAGATAAACTATTGAAAGACCGTGAGACTGGAAAAACATTTCACAGCCGAGCTTTACGCACAAAATATAAAGGCGATTATAAACCGTTTGTCAAAGTGTTAAGAAAAAAGTACGAAACTGGATTACTTGAAGAAATTACAGTACCGGGAAAACACATATACGTATATCCATTGAGAAAAAATACAAAAAATAAATTTGAGAATCTAAGAAAAGAGTATCCAAAGGATAATGAATAACACGACAAAATGATGAAGGAGATCGTAAATAATATGAACGTATTTGAAGAGATTCATGCAATCTGGACACAACAGTTACTCAATAATGACAAAGAGGATTTGAATGAAGAGATTCGATGTAATGTAAATCAACATCGCATCTTTATGCCGAAGACTATCGAGTGGACGATTCAGAAATATTGGCATTGGATGATTCAGGCACAGTTTGATCCGATCAACCGTGAGGTCTATCAGATTGACGTGTGTAGTCTGGGCAATGGCACTGCGCGTTATCGGTGGGTGAATCCGAAGTATATCAAACAGTATTATAAGAATAACTTTGACTATCAGATGGATGATGTACACGTCAAAGAGGTATATACTGATTACTCACCCGATAAGATTCTTGAGATCGCCCGTGACACAGTTGAAGGTATCACATACAATGATGATGATACTGTGAACATACCTCTCGATCTGTCAGACGAAGAGTTTCTGGATATTGCTAAAGCCGCACATGAACTTGACATTACGATCAACGAGTTCATGGTTCAAACGGTTGAATCACACGTCAATCAGATCAATGATGAATACTAAATGGCATAAACGATATCTCTCGCTCGCGCGGGAGATCTCTACTTGGTCTAAAGATCCGTCTCGACAGATCGGCGCAGTTGCCGTCTCAGAAAAGGGTCGCGTTCTGTCTACAGGATACAATGGATTTCCTCGTGGTGTGAACGACTCCGAGGTCTTGTATCACGATCGTGAGTACAAGTATCAACGCGTCGTTCATGCAGAGATGAACTGTATCTTCAATGCGACATACAACGGTGTGTGTCTTGACGGTTCGACGATGTATGTCTGGGGACTTCCGATGTGTTCTGACTGCGCAAAAGGAGTCATTCAGGTTGGAGTCAAGGCTGTCTACTGGGATACAGATCAAGAGGTTCCTGATCAATGGTCTCAATCAATGTTGATCACTCAAGAAATGTTTGACGAAGTCGGTATAGAATTTCGTCGTTTACATCTTGATTGATCTGTGTTATAATGTTCACTCATCTTGAAAGAGAGGAAATGTATAAATACCTCTTGTGGGGTAACTCCCTACGTAAAATCAAACAGTACAAGAGGTATAAAATGAACTATGTCAAGATACATGACTCTATCATAGATAGATCCATATCAAGAAATCTTTCCAATCAATTATATTATGAAAACCATCACATAATACCGAAATGTGAGGGTGGCGATCCAAATGGCGAAACTGTCAGACTTACACTAAAAGAACATAGAGTTGTTCATAAACTTAGATACAAGATGACTGGCGTCGCGGGAAATATATGTGCATATAATATGATGAAATATGGCGAATCTGGTAGAATAAAAAATGCTAGATTTGCGGCATCCAGATCACATGATCCTAATGTTGTCGGACACGAAAAATACAAAGAAAAACAAAGAAAGGCTGGAATGTTCGGTGGCAGAAAATCATATGAATCAAAGAGTGGATTTCATGGACTATCCGAACATCAAAAAAAATTGAGTAGACAAAGAGGTAGAGAGACCACTGTAAAGAATAAATTAGGAATGTTTTCCGATGAATATAGAAAAATCCATCGTGAAAAAATGAAAAAGATAGTTGAAGTTGATAATATGATATTCAATAGTTGTACAGAAGCGGCAAGACATTTCAACGTGAGTAGAGGAACAATTTCATATTGGATTGAAAGAGGCAAAGCAAAAATCATTCATCAAGGCGAATTGTCACATAAAGGAAAAAAATAATGAGTATAATGGATAAATTGAAAAAATCTGGTTCTATCAAAAACGCGGAGGTGTTGTCTGATTCGTTTCTATTCAATATAAAAGATATCATTGAAACAGATGTGCCGATTATCAATATGGCATTTTCTGGCGATGTGTCAGGAGGATTCACTTCTGGACTCACAATATTGGCTGGTGAGTCTAAGACCTTCAAGACCATGATGTCTTTGTATTGTCTAAAAGCATATCAAGACAAATATAAAGATTCAGTGTGTTTGTTCTATGATTGTGAGTTTGGCGTAACTCCTCAGTATCTCAAAACTTTCGGCATTGATACCGATAGAATTATTCATATCCCAATCGAACATATCGAACAACTAAAGTTTGATATCGTCAAAAGGTTGGAATCGATTGATCGAGGCGATCGTGTCTTTATTCTTGTAGACTCGTTGGGAAATCTTGCATCCAAAAAAGAAGTGGAAGATGCCGAGTCTGAAAAATCTGTTGCGGATATGTCAAGAGCAAAGAGCATTCGTTCACTATTACGAATCATTACACCACATCTCACACAGAAAGACATTCCGTGTTTCATGGTAAATCACATCTACATGGAACAGGGCATGTTTCCAAAGACTGTTATTCCTGGCGGCACGGCTGTAACGTATGCAGCGAATCAGATCTTTGTTATTACAAAATCACAAGAAAAGACTGGCACTGAAGTCACCGGATACAAGTTTACTTTGAATGTTCATAAATCCAGATTTGTGAAAGAGAAGTCTAAGTTTCCTTTCTCTGTCGACATGGATTCGGGCATCAACAAGTATAGTTCTTTGATTGAGAATGCGATTGAATCCGGACACGTTGTCAAACCCACTCAGGGTTGGTACTCAAGAGTCAATTCTGAGACGGGAGAAGTTGAAGACAAAAAACATAGACTGAACGACACTCACAATGAAGAATTTTGGTCTCCCATACTAAAAGACGAGAAGTTCTTATCTTGGATCAAAGATCGTTATCAGTATGGAGATTTTAGAGAAGATTTCAACGAAAAAGATTTACAACCAACAGAGGATGATGTATAATGGCTATTCAAGTAGGAGACTATAGTTATGTTGACGATCCGAGTGATGGAGAAACTCAATCAAAGACATCCGAGATTCGCGTCGATGCTGATAATGCTTGGAATGGTGTTCAGTTCCGTTACGGCAGTATCTCAGCCAGAGTCCTTGAAGGAGACCAAGCAGAACTCTCGTATGATTTGACTGTCACGAATCAAGATCCTGAGAAGACAGAAGAAATTGAGAATGATTCCAACTTTCAGACATATGTCGGCGACATCCTGATGCACATTCTAGATAATGCATTCGAAAACGAGGAGTATCGAATTGGCGGAGACGAATCTACAAACGACAATACTACGGAATCTGTTGCACAATGAAGAGTACACACGACGCGTAGTTCCGTTTCTCAAGAAGGAATACTTTGAGGGTTCCCACAAGGCAGTCTTTGAATCGATTGTTCAGTTTGTTTCCAAGTACAACAAACTCCCCACATCTGAAGCACTCGGTATCGAGATCTCTAACTCAGAGAATCTGTCAGAGGAAGATGTGGGAGAGGCCTCTTCTATCCTCTCTGATGTCTCTGAGAAGAAAGAGGTCGATGAACAATGGCTTGAAGATCAGACCGAGAAGTGGTGTCAGGATCGTGCGATCTATCTCGCGATCATGGAGTCGATCAACATCATTGATGGTCGCCATAAACAATTGACCAAGAACGCGCTTCCCGATCTTCTGAAAGATGCGCTTGCAGTATCGTTTGACACATCTGTTGGTCATGACTACATCAATGACGCAGACGAACGATATGAGTTCTATCATCGTCAGGAAGAGAAGATTCCCTTTGATCTTGACTATATGAATCGTATCACCAAGGGTGGCCTCCCGCGCAAGTCACTGAATATCTGTATCGCATCCACTGGTGTTGGTAAGTCGATGTTCATGTGTCACCATGCTGCATCAATTCTCACACAGGGCAAGAACGTTTTGTACATCACACTTGAGATGGCCGAGGAACGCATCGCAGAGCGTATCGATGCGAATCTGATGAATGTGCCGCTTGACCAACTGGAGAATTTGTCGTATAATCAGTATTCAGATAAGATTGGTAATATTGTAAAACGCAACATCGGTAAACTGATCATCAAAGAATATCCTACGGGTGCTGCCCACGCAGGACACTTCCGTGCGTTGTTAGAGGAACTGAAACTCAAAAGCGACTTCGCTCCAGACATCATCTTCATTGACTATCTGAACATCTGTTCGTCGTCTCGTATGAGAGGTCTTGGTGGGTCGATCAATACATACTCACTCGTCAAGTCTATCGCAGAAGAGATTCGTGGTCTGGCCATTGAGAATGATCTTCCGATCGTGACTGCGACTCAGTCTAACCGAGATGGGTTTGGCAACTCTGACGTGGATCTAAATAACACTTCTGAGTCTTTCGGTGTCCCAGCGACTGCTGATCTGATGTTCGCACTGATCTCTAATGAAGAGTTGCAGAAACTCGGTCAGGTGATGGTAAAACAGTTAAAGAATCGATACTCAGATCCGACACAGAATAAACGATTCGTTTTGGGAGTTGATAAATCTAAGATGAGGTTCTATGACGTCGAGGACAGTGCGCAGACATTGATTGATTCAGGAAACGACGCACCGGTCTTTGACTCCACCACGATGGGCGCAAGAATGTCTGTAAACAAGTTTGAGAATATAAAGGTATGAGTTTGATTCTAAGTCCAGAAGATGTGTTGTATGCATACAGTAAAATTAAAGAAGCATATGGTTCTATTAAAAGGATCGATGACTTCTTTCGTATGAAAAAGATCGAACGTATCAACAATATTCCTCCGACTCTGTTTGGAATCTCTCACGAGGATGAGTTATTTCAGGACTTCTCTGTACATCCTGAGGATATGAACTTTCGCATTGTTCAACCGAATCACAGTAAGTTCAACACTCTGATGGAGATGACCTCTTCATTCACTTATGAGGAGGCGCCGGGTAAAGAGTTGAAACTGATGATTCAGGAGACCACTACTGGTAGAGTTGTTGGATTCATCAAGTTGGGATCTCCGACGATCAACTCCAAGCCTCGTAATGATTGGTTGGGAAAAACTCCTGACCTAAGTATCTTCAACAAACGTGCGATTATGGGATTCATCATTGTCCCAACTCAGCCGTTTGGATTCAACTATCTGGGTGGTAAACTCCTGTCTCTGATCTGTTGTAGTCACGAAGTCAAAGAGATGTTGAACAAGAAGTATGACACCGAGATGTGTCTGTTTGAGACAACCTCTCTGTATGGCAACATCAAGGGTATGAGTCAGTATGATGGTCTGAAACCATTCCTTCGGTATCGTGGAGACACCGAATCCAAGTTTCTTTTGACACTTCCTGATTCAATCTATCACGATCTCAACGAGTGGTTTACGAAACGAAATGGTGGTGAACCGATTGTTCATAGGGATGCGTCAAGTCGTAAACTCAAGATTCAGACCAAGATGATCTCTATCATCAAGAGTTCTCTGAAGGAACACTATCCCGAGAAACACAAAGAGTTCGTTGACTTCATCAAGTCACGACAGGATATCACAACCAAGAAACGATTCTATATGTCCGACTATGGATATGAGAATGCGCGCGAGGTTCTTCTCGGAGAGACTGACAAACTGATTCCCAGTAAGGTCAACTATGACAAGTTCTATCTGGAGAATATGATTGACTGGTGGAAACGTAAGGCGTCTAGTCGATACGACAGACTGGTAGAAGAAAAGAGTCTGAGAACAGAACTCGAAGTCTGGAACGCAGACACAATGAACTCAATCGACATTATTAGATAAGGAAGACAAATGAACGATAAAATGAAATCAATGATTCAGACCGCAACGGTGGTATTGTTTGTATTTGCGATAACGATTGTGAGTTTTATTGGAACAGAGTTCTTGTTCCTGATGTATGGTCCGACGGCCGTACTCACGGCAATCATCTTTGTGCCACTGACTATTGTGACACTATTGCTCGTATACCTACTGTATGATATCACGCTCTGTCAGATCAAAATGAAAAAGGATGACAAATGAACGTAAAACTGATTAGTTACACACAACCGACCGAAGAGTTCGCACAAGAGTGGAAGGATAATCCTGACTTACTTGATCTTGTCGCATACTGTGCACGAGTGTCGAATCCATCGAATCAGATGAATGATCAGACTGCAGAGAAACTGGTGCGTTTCCTTGCGAAACACGCCCATTGGTCACCTTTCGAGATGGTCAACGCAGTTCTTGAGATCAACACGACTCGTGACATTGCCCACCAGATCGTACGACATCGATCGTTTGCGTTTCAGGAGTTCTCACAACGATATGCGGATCCGACTCAAGATTTGAACTTTGTGTTTCGCGAAGCGCGCCTACAAGATACGAAGAATCGCCAGAACTCTATTGAACTCGAAGATACTCCAGTCAATCGCACGATGGAAGAGATGTGGGTCCAAAAACAGAACAAGGTCAAGGATGCCGCACTCGGAGCATATAAGTGGGCGATTGAGAATGGTATCGCCAAGGAACAGGCGCGTGCCGTGTTGCCTGAGGGTCTGACTGAGTCGCGTCTCTACATGAACGGAACTCTGCGCTCTTGGCTTCATTACATTCAACTGCGATCAGGCAATGGCACTCAGCGAGAGCACTCGGTCATTGCGCGCGAGTGCGCGTGTGTGCTCGCGGGAGTCTTTCCTATGATCAATGAGTATGTGAGTGAGATGTAATGAAAGTCTGGTGGAGCAAGAGTCCAAAGCCTGGTAATCTAGGAGATGTCCTGACTCCATACATCCTTGATCATTTCGGTATCCGATACAAGTATACATCGAAGACTCGATCCGCAGAGGCTCTTTGTATTGGATCGATCGCTAAGTTCGCACAAAAAGACACGATTGTGTTGGGCACTGGTACGATGCGCGAGTCTGATGTTCTGAACAAAGACGCAGACTGGCGATTCGTACGCGGTCCCAAGACACGAGAGATTATTCTTCGAGATGGTGGCGATTGTCCTGAGATCTATGGTGATCCCGCCTTGCTGATGCCGTTGATCGTTCATCCTCAGGTTCAGATTATGGGTCTTGGTTATGTTCCACACTATGTTGACTATGAGTATGT